AGTATTTATATTTTTTAGGAAAGGTTCATCAGTATAACGATGATAGTGGATAATAATCCTGCTACTATTGTGCCAGCTGCACCAATAATAACTTTAACGAGGCTTTGTTGGCCTGATGCCATTTGTTCAGCAATGCCGTCTAGTTTTTCTTCAACTTTAACGATACGACCTTCCAACGCTATATAGCGTTGTTCGCATAGATCTACATGTGCTTCGAGATTTTCTCGTTCTAAGGCAGTTGCCATTTAATTCTCCGTTTAGTAAACTCGTAGTTGCCCTAAATGCCTATGGTTTTGCCTTGTATAACTATTTATCATTCTTCTCGAATATAATGTTAGTTTTTCCTTTATGTTTTGTAAAAAAGATACATTCTTTAAATGTCACACACTCTTCTAGTCCACTTATAAAAGGAACAAGTTCAAAGTCATCTAATAACATTTCAAGTGTAAGGCTATCTGATTGTTCAATATCAAAAGTCATTTTCCAATAATGATTTACGTTTTTAAAAGTTGAACCAAACTTTTTATTATCTTTAATCTTTTCTACTTTAAAATTTGTAGGATTAGATCTAAGTCCTATAGTTTGGTAAACACTCATAAAGTTAGCCTGTTGATTATGAGCAAGTGTGCTTTCGCCCCTGCGAGCATTGGTTTCTGTAACGTCCACAAGGGTGTAAATGGTAAAACTATCCATGCAGTATTTACGGCCATAAAAAAAGAGCCACTGTAAAAGTGGCTCCTTCTTCTATTAATTAGTAAACTAATTACTTTGCAGCGTTAAATGTTGCTTCGATAGTTGTAGCAGCACCTGTTACGCCTAGTGCGTTTGATGCGTCAGCAGCTAATACTGGTCCTTGCACAGCAAAATATACTACGTCAGTTGTTCCTGTTGCAAATGCTGAGCCGTCTGCTGTACCTACACCTGCGATTGTGTGTGTTAGCATTAGCTCTTGAGCAGCAGTATCTAGCTCTGCTTGTGTGATGTCAGTTTTTGCAAATTTTACGATTTGTGTGTTTGCACCTAGTCCGTTGCCTAGTTTAACATCGTAGTTAGTTCCGAATCCGATTCCAGCCATTTTATTTCTCCTATATCTTAAATGGTCTCTCCACACTCTGTGGAGTTTCTTACTTTGTATTTAGTTCTATAATAGAAAAACGCTTGATATTAGCATAAAACGATGGAAAAAATTACTTCTTTGTATATTTCTTAGATCTGCTGTGCAATAATCTTAATTGTTGTACAAATCCAGGCCCTGCTTGAACTATATCGTTAAGCATTTTTACAGCAGGCTGATATGCTTTTACTGCTGTACTAGGAACACTTTCACCGTTCTGTGCTTTCTTTAAGAACAATCTTGTTTGCGCTAGATTCTTATTACCTACAATATATCTATACAGCAATAAGTCTCTATCGTCAAAGCCGATATCAGGATCACTAACAGTAGGATTATTATCACGTACTGTTGTTGTTTCTAAGTTATACTTTGCAACCGCTTTGCTAAGATCATCTATAATATCACTTGCTCTTAAATGAGTACGAGCAGCTAAGAGAAGCGTTGTAACTGCTACTTTTTTATCCATACCATTTAATTCTGCAAAGTTTACAATGCGTCTACGTGTTGCTTTGTAACTAGAATCAGTTATATTAAATGCTCTTTCCATAGCAGTGAATGTTTGCATAACATTGCTAGGAGGTTGACCAGCACCTAATGTTTTAATGTAATAATGTATTTGACGGGTAGGAACATTTGTACTAGCACGTTCACGGGCTGCTGCCTGTGGATCTTTTAACGCACTAATTGCTGCTTCATCGCCATTTACAAAATACATAAAGTTATACATATCAGTAGAAGCAGGACGAAACTTACTGTATTGTCTATACCCTGAACTACGTCTTGCATATTGCATTGCATTTTCAGCATATGTAGGAAATTGCCTTAGAAGTTCCAAACACATCATAGTCAGATACAAATTACGTTTACAATCTGTATAGGTAAGTTTACGGGCATCGTTTGCATCTCTAGTCATACGACCTTCTTGCAGTTCCTTTAAGAAAGAAAAGCCTTCTTCCTTCTCAGGAGTTACTTCATGTCCGCCTTCTATCTCTGCCCACTGTGATGCAGTATAACGTTCCAAAGATATTATCCTCTTGCAAAATCTTTTGCATCACGATCAACATCGCGGTCGCTTGGTGCAGCAAATTCACTGTCGTCATCTTTATCTGGCTGTACAGTTGATTTGTCAGGCATTGTACTTTTTTGCTCTGATGCAAACTTAATAAGTTTTTTCACCAACTCTAGTGGAACCATTGACTTCTTTGCCAGTTCTTCAAGAGTCTTAGCACCATAGGCACCTTTCTTCCAGTCTGTAAGTTCGTCACCTACTCGTGCCATAGCAACAGACAATCTGTCGTCGTTTACTTTTGCTGCCCTGTCTTTTAAAGTCCAACCCATTTGTGCTGCCTTACGCTGCTCTGGCGTAAGATCAAAGTTCTGTGGAATGTCTGCTTCTTTGATAAATTCTTTAGCTCTCATTTGCTTCTCCTTAGCGTTGTTTTGCTCTGTTTGCTTTACTGAATACTTCACGGGGTACTAGTTTGATATCCCCATTCTTATGTTTCATTACGTAGCCTTCGCCACCGCTCTGTGTACCTATCTTTTGTGTTACTTCTGCCTCATGCGAGTCAAGTTGATTAATAATAGCATCTTTAATTTTAATGATACCACTTACTACTTTCCATAAACTGTCAAACGCAATAGGATGTTCTGCGATGTGTGAAAGGACATTGTCCTGCTTCTTTTTACTTAGCTTCGTTGTTGTAATCCATTGCGAAAAGTCTGCACCTAGATTAGCTAGTGAACTGTCTACTTTCTTATTAACATAAGTATACAGTATATCCGATAGGTTTGTCAACTGCTTTTGGCGAAGTTCATCTTTATTTAATAATTCATCTATTTTGCCTGCGTGTTGTTTAACCATTGTTTCTAGTTGTGCAATGTTTTTATTATCAACTGCGACAGGCTTTTGTGTATACACAGGCGGCACAACAAGGACATCTCTTCCTTGCATAACATCTAGTTGCTCTTGTGTTACTTGTGATTCGTTTCCGTTTAAGTCTATGTAGCGATGCACTACAACACCAGTTGTGCTTAATCCTATTTTCATTCCAAGTTCGCTTTTAGAATCTACAAAATATGAAACTATGTTAGGAGTAAACATGAACTTATCATTTTTTAGTTGCGGTCTTTGATAGTATAACAGGTCTCCTTTGAAGAAACCTCTAAATGTAGCAGGCGTTGCCTTTTCATAATAATCAAATATGCTTTCCATATTACTCATGAAGGCCGCTTGTTTACTGTCAATCTCCTGCCCTTTACGGGTCTTTCGGGCGCCGAGCATGTTCGCAAGGTCCTTCCCGCTTTTTGGCTTGCCATCGTACCCTTTTGCTGTGAATCCAGATTTGTCTGTAAGTATAAACTCTCCGGTTTCATCGCGACCAAATATGATTGCGGGGGAGCCGTCCCATTTGAGTGTGACATCTTTGTGTCCTCCTTGCTCAAGGCTTTCTAATGCAGCCAATGCACGAAGAGCTCCTCTACTACCTTCCCAGAAAACAATGTCTTCTGCATGGTCGATGCGAGCACCTTCAGTTAATATTTCTTTTGATTCAAATAATCTAAACTCTCTAAACCTCACGGTAATAATTCCTTTAGCCTACTTAAATGTTTGTCAGCAAGTGTTTCAACTACTGCTTCAGGTAATGTTTTGCCTACCTTTTCCATATTATCTCTAAATGGACCAACTAGTGTATCGTAGTTAGGATCGCCTTTTAGTTTTGCAAGCATACTTTCAACACTATGGGTGTCTGGTTCTTTAGCACCTTTGCCTAATAGTATCTCAGCAATCTCGTCCCAGTTGTTGGCAACTACTGCATCGCCATTGTTAGGATCAACTATACCTTTGGTTGGACTAAACTTATATCCTCTACCTCTAGCAAGACTAGAAAGTAGTACAGCTCTATCAGCACCAGTAAAGTTTTCACTGCCACCACGCTTGGCTCCACGTTGTAAATCTGGATTGTCTGTAAGCATAAAATCTGTTTGAACAAAACCGTTTTTAGGATCACCCTTTATAGGTGTGCGGAAGTGTACCTGCAACCCAGCATCTTTTACCCAACCTGCTTCAAATGTTCTGCCCTTGTTCATAATCTCTAAATCAGGGATGCCTTGCTTTTGACACCACGCACTAAGTTTTGCAATTATTTCTTCCTTAGGTAACTCTCTAGTATCAGTATTAAGATCTAGGTCACCAGATGAGTTCTTTTCGAATGTTCCGTCTGGATGTGTTTTTGTACCAGTAGTTCCTAAAAATTCCTTTGGAGTAAACTTAAATCCAAATGTAGAATTAAGCCAATCAATAGTAGGCTTTACATCAACTGTTGCGATTCTTGATGCAATAAGTTTCTTGTCAGGTTCAGTTTTAAATACGTTGCCGCCTTCTTTTAAAATCATTTTTTGCTCTCAATAACTTTACTGATACCGCGTTTAAATTTACGTGGATCACCTGACTTGATGGAGTTGATAAATCTACGTTCAAGTTCACTAGCTGTCACAGGATCATAGTTTCTATTAATCCTATTCATAAGATTAATAGCACTTTCTATTATATTGTTTGCACTAGACTCAATTAAAAAATCATTATCATTAGAACCTAAGTTGCTTAACTCTTGCAAAATACTTCGTGTTTGTTTTTTCATTGTATTACAACTCCATATTGTATTTAGCGTTGCGTGTTTATAAATAGTTTAGTAAAGGGGAGGGCACTTATGTCAATAGAAAAAATGAATTTCAAAGAACGATCCTTATTATTTGCAAATTTGGCTAGTATAGCATATAGTAACATCAAAGATGCTACAAAGCAAGCAAAAAAATTAGGATTTACAACAACAGAATTTTATGAAAGAGACGGTGCTCAAGCATATCGTTTTATGAACAAACACGATTTAGTAATTGCATGTCGCGGAACACAGCCAACTGAGTTCAATGATATAAGTGCAGACCTAAAGGCAATGCCAGTAATGGCAGAAACTGTTAGTAGAGTACACAGAGGATTCAAAGCAGAAGTTGACGAACTATGGCCAATGATATCTGAAGACATTGCCCGTAAAGCAAACTTAGGTAAAACATTATGGTTCTGCGGACATAGCTTGGGTGCGGCAATGGCAACTATTATGGCAAGCCGTTGTATGCACGATATAGAATTAAACGATCCAGTTGAGTTGTATACATTTGGTTCACCACGTGTAGGTTGGAAAAAGTATTGCAATAGTCTGAATGTTGTACATCATCGTTGGAAGAACAATAATGATATTGTAACGACTGTTCCTCTTGCTCTTATGGG